ATGATCCCACTCATGAGACATTCCCTGTCACGACACAAACCGTACCGCTAATGAATAGAATCGTCGCAACACCTCTGGTTGCCAACGTCATCGTGTCCTTATCCGTATTCGTTCCAGCAATGTAAGCTGTCGTAATCGAGCAAGTAATCGTGATATTGCCTGTCGTATTGTTAAAGATAGAAACAATGTCACCAGCAGCAAACGTACTGTTAGGGATAGTGATCGATCCGCTAGTACCAACACCAACAAACTCACCGATGTCAGACGTAGCCAAGGTATAAGAGCTGGTCTTATCCGATCCTGACTGCGGAACGTTCCGATAGCCAAGTGTTGAAGCATCCGGTGGCAAGGTATAAGTATTCGTTCCAGCGGTAGCAGGTGCGTTGAGCGTTGCAGTACCTGACGTTGAGCCAGCTAGTTTCAACCGTGTCGAGTTGAACGTCTGATCTGCCGTAAACGTCGTAGCCGTACCTGGCGCCACATAATCAGTACCCGCCGATGCGTTAGCCAATGCACCACCAGAGTTGGCTTTCAGAATCGCTGTGCCTGATGGCGGTGTTAGGTAATCAGTGTCTGCAATAGCATTCGCCAGCGCGCCGCCAGAGTTGGCTTTCAAAATTGCCGTACCAGAAGGCGGCGCCAGATAGTCTGTACCAGCAGTTGCCGCAGTAAAGGCTGAACTGCCGTTACCCTTTAACACACCAGTTAATGTCGTAGCGCCTGTACCACCATTGCCAACGGGCAGCGTGCCTGTAACTTGGGACGCCAAATTAACTGTGCCCATCGACTGCTTCAGGTTGCCGTTGGTGTCGAATGTACCGTCCGTCGTCCAGGTATCGCCAACCGCCAGCGTTACTTTGGCAATCGTGCGTTGTGTCGCATTGTTGTCGTACTTAACAAAAATCGTCACTGCAGCCGTGTCGCCGTTATAGATCGTGATGTCTTTCACGACGCGGCGGTTCGATCCTGTCGGCGCAGGTACGACCGTCACATCGGTCGAGCCGTTCAACGCGCCGTCTGTTGCGCCTTCCGTAATCCCCGACCCCGCGTTGTCAGCGTAAGTCGATACAAACGTCGGGTTCGTTGTGGCCGCCGAGGTGGACATTGCCACCTGAATGCTGATGGCGGTGCCGTCAAGAACTAAAGTTTTCATGTCTACCTCTTAAGATAAAAACCACGCGTATGCACCGCCGTCGCCGGAGCCGCCGCCTGTTGATGCAATCGTAATCGAGCCGGCGCCGTTGGTCACGGAAATTCCGGTGCCTGCGGTTATCGTATTCTTCGTCCACAGGCTGGTTGACTCGTTATAGATCAACACCTGACCGTTCGTCGGGTTCTGCGCCGAGACGTTATGCAACTCATCCATCTCGTAGCCGTTCTGCACGCGCACGTACAGACGGCCATTGCCGGCATTTGCTCGCTCAACCACACCAACATAAACCAGATGGTTTGGTGCATAAGGCTTTACGTTGGTCAGTGTGCCGGCTGTTGCGCCAACATAAAGCGTATCGCCTGGGCTATACGCACTCAAATTTAATCCGTCTTGCACACCTTGGCACAGAATCATGCCGGCTTGACCTGCCGCGATATTTTCCGCGCAAACTCCCAAGGTCTTCGCCGATGTTGCGTCGCCCGAATTACTTGCAAGCTTGACCGACACCCGATCACCTTGAGCCGAAAACATGTAGACCGGCTGACCCTTGTTGATCGTCACCGCCTCATCGTTCGTCGCGTAGGCGTACAGAGTCTGACCGATATCGGCTGCAATGTTGGCATTCAAGCCAACACTTAATGTCTGCTGCGTAGCGTCCCAGTACAGTCGACCGGCGGCGTTACTAACGGTAGGCGTTGTATCAAAATCAATATAGTCCGCCACGCCCATCGATGTAACACCGGAAACAGCGCCTGTGTCCGAAATCGTGACGACACTGTTTTGAATCAGCTTGCCGGTTGTCGCATCGAACCGAGCGACCGCATTGTCAGTTGCTGACGATGGGCCGACCACATCGCCTGACCCAGCAGGCGTACCCCATGATGCGTTAGTGCCATCGGTCGTTAAGAACTTACCTGCATTGCCCGACTGATCCGGCAGACTTGCACCGCCACCACCCCCGCCTGACGCGCCTTGATTGATGATGATCTTTAAGCGATCGGCGATATCTGGTGGCAACACTTCGCCGGCGTTGATCTGACGACCGTTCGACAACTCGATAACTAAGCTGTTGTCAAAGTCTAAAAATACGTTTGTGACCGATACGCCGTCTTGACCATCAACGCCGTTGACGCCGTCTTTGCCATCACGCCCAGGGCGGCCATCTTTACCATCTTTACCCGGCTTACCTGGCTCACCATCTTTACCATCACGGCCATCAATACCGTCTTGACCGTCTTTAATGTTGGCAATGCGCTGTTCTAGCTTCGCGCCGACGCTATCGAACCGGCCACGGATGTCAGACTCGACTTTTTTGAGCGCTTGAACGACCAAATCGACGTTTTTAGCGATCTTCTGCTTCTGAAGGTCTTTACTCTCACGGATAGACTGCTGAATGGAGGCTAACGCGGCGAGTTTTTCCTCGTCGGTCATCTCATTTAGGTTCGGGAGTAGGCTCATTTCAGCTCTCCTGCCAACGATTCAAGAAAATCATCCTCAATCTTGCTCAGATTCTCTCGTTTCGTCTCCATTTGCAGCTCAACGATCTTCGATTTGTTCTTGATGTCGGCTTCTTTCAGCATCAATTCAGCGATCTTGACCCGCTTGTCGAACTCTTTGGACGCCAGATCATCGCTAGTCGGCAAATTCTGTGTGGTCGCCGACATAATCTTCGCTTCCGTCTCGACGGGCTTCAACCGCGCCTCGATCAGCGTCTTCGTGGCCTCTGCACGGTTCTGCTCGGCCTGCGTCTGATTGACCGCGATCTGCGCTTGCGCTGCTTGCATCGCCAACTGCTGCTGCATCTGCGCCATCTGCTGCTGTTCCGGATTCGGCTGCGCCATTTGCGTCAGCGACTCCATCAACTCCATGCGGTTGGAGAGCGAACTGTTGGCCACAATGCCCTTCAGAATCAACGGCAGCACCGGTGTGTCTGGCCCCAACGTCTGCAACAGCGCAATGAACTGCGCCTGCTCGTACTCGCGCGCGATGATGCCCAGTGTCGCCGTCGGGATGAAGTTCATATCCACCGAGGGATACCGCTCGGGGTCGAACTGCATGTACCTAAACGCCGCCTTTTTGATGAACGGCATCAAGAAATCTTCTTGGAAGTTCACCAGCGTGCGCTTGTACTTCTTGATGATCGAAGCAACCGCCATCGACATGCCGGCGTTGCCGCCGTCACGCGAGACTTGGCTGACCATCCCTTGACTGTCCAACGTGCCAGTTGCCTGCAACAGCATCGTCTCAAACCGCTGGGCGGTGGCCAAGTTGTCGTTCGACGTCTGACCAAACTTGAACGGGAACAGAATCTCGTTCGGGTTGCCGTTGGTTAGAATCGCCTTGCCCGGACGCACTTCAAACTTCGCACCACGCGGCAGGCGCGTTGCATCCATCGCCATCATTGGCGCCGACGTCAGCGCCAGTCCATCCAGATGCGAGCGCACTTCTGCGTCAATCGCCTTCTGCATGTTGTACGCCTTCTCAACCGTCCCCCGTCCTGGCAAGCGGTTGGGCACCGTATCGTCCTGGTACGACAGCACCGGACGATCCTTCATCATGTACGGGTTCTCTTCGGCCTTTAACAGTTGCCCGTCGTTAGCGATCACAACGATCGCCTCGACCATGTCCTGATAGTCTTCGGCTGCCGAGTCTTCCGGGAACAGCTCGACCACATCTTCGTCGTTGCCGGTCAGATACTCGCGCGGCACCAGACCGTAGTAGGTCAAGAGCTTGACCTTCTCATCCTGATACGAGCTTATCTCTTGCGTGGGCTCGAGATCAGTATCCTCGTACGTCGGTGTGATGTTGACTTTGCGATAGATGCCGCGCTCGATGTTGCGCACCACCTTGTGGATCGATACGTACTTCTCAATCGCCACACCCATGCAGTCATCGACCGACGTGCCGTTCGGGTCAAACAGAAAGTTCTTAGGGTTTACCGGCACCAACTTCACCGACACCCGCGGCTTCTCGATCACGCCAATGGCCGCCTGCCCCACTTGTCCCGGAATCGGTTGCGTGGCCGGCATGTATTCCTTCTCCATGCTGACCACGATCTCACCAATACCGGTGCCATAGATTTCGGCTAACAACTCGATGTGATCGATAGATTTTCTGATCTTGTCCTTCTTGAAGTCCTCCATCAACTGGCGTTTTAGCATCTCCACGTCCAGTGGGCTGCCGTCGATGTCCTTCAAGTCGTCTTCGATGTCGAAGTACTCGCCCGAGCCAAAAATCGCCTCCATGATTTCGGCGTGGCGCGTCTCCACCGCCTGCTGCGTCATCGGCGTGACCAGGCGGGAGCGTTCAGAATCGCGGGTCTTGTCTTCGACTGCCCATTCACCACGGAAGATACGTTCGTACTCTTCCCAGCTCGGCAGGAAATTGATGTCTCGGTAGGTACGCCACCGATCACAATGATCAGTCACGAAAGAAACTAACTCTTTATCGGCCTCGTCTGGCTGATCAAAGTCGTTTTGGTCCATCTCACACTCCAGCGATCACGTCGATTGGTTCCCAATCATCATCCGCGTCGTCCGCAAAGTAAGAGGTTACGGCCAACTGGTCTATGTAGGACAATGCATCGGGCAGGTCATCATGCACGCCCTGCGCAGGAAACAACAGCAGTTGGTCGAGGAATGTTTCCCAATCGCCGTCTTCGTTTAGCACGATGCGTCCATGCTCGAAGCGGCCTTGGAGTCCCCAGATTATCCGGTCGGCCTTTTTTCGGTTGCCGTGCGTCAGGTCAACTATGTGCGAATATACATTATTCTTACGCATTAAGTCACTCAAATACGGCAAAACCGCGTTCTTTAGCGCCCCCCGCTCGATCCCCACCGACATCGGCCGGTAGTCGCGCATGGCCATCAGAATCTTCGCCGCCGTCTCCCGGATGTCCCACCGCCCGTGCCAGATGTCCTTCACCCACCACGTGCCGTCCTCGGTCACCTTCACGATCGCAATCGCCGACTCATCCAGCCGCTTCTTGGCATTCGCCGCCTGCTTGGCCACTTCTTCGAACCCCGCCAGATCGACCGCCACGTAGTAACTGCCGTACTGCGGCTCGTCGCTGTACCGAATCCAGTCTTCCTTGAACACGTCCGACCCGGCGTTGTCAAAGCTCGCCATGTATTCTTGCTTAAATGCAAACGTCGACAGCGTCTTCTTCGCCGACTCAATCTCAGTTGGGTCAATCAGCGGGTTGTCCTTGGTGGTGAAGTGCCAGCTTTTCCAGTCGCTGTCGTCTTGCGTCTGCCCCAACTTGTACAAGTCGTGAAACCAATTCCTGCCCTTGGGCGTGCCAATGAACAACCCCCGCCCCTTCTTGTCACTCAAGCTGGCTCGGATGACCTGCTCCCACGCCTCGGGCTTAATGTCGGCCACCTCGTCCAGCACGGCGTAGGTCAAGCTAACCCCCCGCAGCGTGTCCGGCCGGTCGGCGCCCCTGACATAGATCGTCGCCCCATTGATCAGCGTGATGTCCTGATTGTTGATGTGACTGCCGGCGATCACGTCGCGCCCCAAGTCCAGCAACACGTTCCAGATAATCTGCCGCGCCTGCCCGTTGGTCGGCGCGACATACAGCACGGCCGAGCCGGGCGGGCAGCGCAGCCCCTCGATCAGCAAGGTGGTTGCCGCCAGTCTCGATTTCCCGCACCGGCGCCCGGCCGCCACCACTTTGAAGCGCGTCGGGTCGGAGAAGACCGTCTGCTGCCACGGGAGGAGCTGAAAGTTAAGGTCAGCCATCAGTCCGGTGCCCCGAACGGGTCTTTGTACATGAACGCCGGCTCGAGCGGAGACGGCTGCATTTGGTAAGCGCGGGCTTTTGCAAAGGTGTCTAACCCTAACTCGTCAGGGTCGACATTGTATTGGCGCATAAAAAACTCTTTCCACGCGGTGGGGTGGGTAGGATTTTTTAGCATCCGTCCTTCTGGTGTGGCGGAGGGCCAGTGCGGGCGATTGTCGTAAGGGCTGATAACTTCGGTAACGCCCGACTTCCAAGCGCCGCGATAGTCGTAGTCTGCATTGTCAAGCATAAGCTGCAAAGCCTTACTATTGCTCAACTTTTCGACCGGCACTCCGGCGTCTTGCGCCAAGTATGGCTTAACGGACGAAAACAATTGAGTCCCTTGCAGCCACTTTTGAAACTGCTTCTCTTCTTTGTCCGAGAGTTGCGTTGGTTTCCAAGGCATGGCGCTAAATTTTTCGTACTGAGCTATCCAATTATCCATTAATGTCTCCTTGGGGCTGGAGCGTCTCCATCTCGAGCGTCAGTGGCTCGGATGCGCTGGGCGCGCCGATCTGAAGCGGCGTGCCGTCCATGCCGGTAATGTTGATGGTGACTGCGCTGCGCTGGCCGTTGGTCTTTTCAAACATACTGACCGGGAGCGTGCGGTCGACGCACATCTTTAGCGCCGCCATCTGGCCTGGGTGGCCGTCCTCTAACGCAATGTCGATGATCTTTTGCACGACCGCCTTGCCGCGCCCCTCGATCATCATCCGGCGCAACTCCTTGATCTTCTGACTCTCAGTCATCGGCAGTTTGCGCGGTGCTTTGTATTCCGTTGCCATCGCTTTTTCTCCAGTTGGAAAGCTGTTCGCGATTCTACCGTCAACTGTAGCTGCGTGGCGTATTTGCCAGTTTGCTTTTTTTTTGTGGGTTGGAGGTACCCGCGAATATTGTAACAGTGGGGCACCCCCTCCCCCCCATCAAGGTTAGTGAGTACTTACTATCGCTAAAAGCTAACGGCCGCCTAGTGTCTGCCAGGTTAGTGAGTACTTACTTACGGCGGATTGCACGCGGCAATAGGCATTTTACATAATGCTGGTTATGCGGACATGATGCGCGCTTGCCGGGGTCTGATAGCTTTTTGCTAATGGGTGAGAGCATGCGGGGCCATTTCGCAGATACCTGTACGGCCGCAAGTCTATATATCAAAAACCCTTAGTTATCGGATTTCCGTATATTCGAAAGTAATATTGCTAACTTATCATCATCTTTAACGCCGGCGTTATAAAGCAATTGATAGCAATTTAGCACTACATTAATTCCTTCAGTAATATTTCCAGCGCCGGCGGCCGCTAAAATATTTAGTTGCTCTTGCGTCAATTTTCTGTCGAATCTTTTCGGCGTCAATGTAGGCGGTTTTGGCATGTTATCACTTTAGCATGAGGGCAATGCGGGCAATGCGGGCAATGCCTTTTTAATCGCTGCCGCTCCAAGTGTTAAATGCGCGGCCGTGCAAAATTTCACAATCTGGCCCTATTTTATATATTTTCACTGACATCTGAAAATTGATTGCCCTCATTGCCCGCAACGCATCAAAACGTAGGCGCACCAAGGCTTTTCGTGCGGGCAATTTGTCCCAAAACCATTGCCCGCATCATTGCCCGCATTGCCCGCAAACCCTTACATTTTGCAAGGTTATTCAAAAAACTGTAAAATATTCCTTGACAGTCTAAATTTTTATGCTATCCTGCGCATGTAACACAATCTTTTACACTAAATAAACGAGGGGTTATCAAATGGACACAAAACCAACAGTTTTAGAAATGATCGGCGGCGCGCTCGGCGCGCTGATTATGTGGGCATTCTTTTACGTTTTATTTTCTTTTTAACTTTTCTTGAAAAGTGATCCGACCATGAAAACCGTACATTTAACGCTGAAATCAAATAACGTAAAAACCGGCCCGATACCCGTTTCGACGACGTCGGCCCTATCGTGCCCGAGCGCGTGCCCGCTCAAAAGCGGCGGGTGTTATGCCGACGGCGGCCCGCTTGCATTGCATTGGCGCGCTGTCACGGCCGGCGAGCGCGGCCTGGATTGGCAAAGTTTTTGCGACGCAATCGCGCAATTACCGGCCGGCCAATTGTGGCGCCACAATCAAGCCGGCGATTTACCAGGCTTAGACAATTCGATTAATCCGGCCGCGCTCGAAATGCTAGTGGCGGCCAATGCCGGCCGCCGTGGCTTCACTTACACTCACAAGCCGGCGACGGCCGACAATCTGGCGCAGATTAAAGCGGCCAATGCGGCCGGCTTCACAATCAACCTATCGGCCAATGATTTAACGCACGCCGACGCGCTCGCTGATACCGGCGCCGGTCCCGTCGTCACAATCCTACCGATTGACGCCGGCGCCAAAAACCGCACGCCGGCCGGCCGCTTGGTCGTCACTTGTCCCGCGCAGCTGCGCGACGACGTTTCATGCGCAGATTGTCAATTATGCGCGCGCTCGGATCGACCGACGATCGTCGGCTTTTTGGCTCACGGATCCGGCGCCAAAAAAGCGGAAAAAGTATTTTTCATGCAAAAGGCGGCCTAATATGAAAACAATTACCGCTAAATATGACGGCTTTTGCGCGGCCACCGGCGCGCGCATATTGCCAGGCGACATCATTCAATGGAAACGCGGCCGCTCGGTCCTATTGCAGCGCCGAGCGGCCCGAATCGATACCGTGACGCTAGTGGGTGAGCATGGCCCGCGCGATTACTACCAAAACGCGCGCGGCCGGTGTATCGACGCGCCGTGCTGCGGTTGCTGCACAATCTAAACTTAAACGGAGGGTTAACACTATGCAAACTATAGTCATTGACGGAACAACCTACAAAGTGAAATTTGATCGGGACCCCATCGAGCTCGCCAAAGTGGCCCGCAAACCCTATCGGCCGAAAAAGCCTAAAGATATACGCAAATTTCCGACGTATACGCCGGCCGTATCGACGGCCGAGTATATAAAGCGGTTCGATAGTCTGAACAATTTGCAGGCGGTTCAGTACGTTGGCGCAAGCTTTGATACGGCCGCTCAGTATGATTCGACAATTCCACTATTCGAGGTATTGAACGATGAATGAAGCGAGAAAAGATGCGGCCGCCGTGGCCGGCGCTCGGCGGCCCTATGCCCACTATTTGGAGCGCGTCGAACAATCGATAGCCGATATCGAGTTAACGTGCTGGTACGATTTCGAGCCGGCCGATCGGTCGGTAGGTCTACCGGCTACCGCTTGGCTAATACACGCGCGGCCGGTCGGCTCGCCGTGCGATATCGCAGACATTCTAGATTCGCGCGTGATCAAGCGCCTGGAGCGCGAGGCGGCCGAGGTATTGGACCAAGAATGCAACGATTCAGAAGGCGGCCACTATGATTTTGATTAAACTTTTCGCCGCTGTAATGATAATTTTGCGTAGACTGTAGGCGGTCGGTTTTCCCCTCGGCGGCGCCGTGCGGCGCGGCCTTTTACCCCGATGCTGTTTTCAGGTGCAGCATCGGGGTTTTTTATTTGACCAAGCGAACGGCCGCCGGCGCTGGGGTTTGTTCTACCATGCGCCGGAGCTCCGCTTTTGGCTGGTCGACCATATCCGGCGCGCAGAATAGTTGCTTTTTAGTTTGATGCTCGCGTGTACCTACGCGGCCGAGGTCTACCCATCCGGCTTCGGTTAACGCGTGCAAAAGCGCAACAGGCGGAATTTTCACGCCAGCGGGCGCAGACCCTGCTAGCCGGTCACAAAGCGAGAAAAATGGGGACGCGACAACGCCGGCCGCAAATTCGCCGACACGGCCGGTAATGAGTTCAACCAGGTACGACTCGGCCGTCGACCTACCGTGATCGATCATAATCGCCTTGGCCTCTGTCATCGGCGGCGCTGCGCCTGGGTTAAACATTGACACGTCACGGCCGTGTAGATAAGACGCAACGGCCGCGAAACCGCCTTTGTGTTTATACCAAGTCCACAAGCGCCGCGCGTCGGCCTCTGGCAGCCGGCCGGCGTCGGACCATAGGCAGAACCACCGCCGATCGTTAGTTGGGATACTGATCGCTGCCCTCTCGTTTGAGAACGCAACCACGAGGACGCGGTTCGGTGCCATGTAAGGGTGCAAACCCTTGCGGTTAATCTGTAAAAAGTCCGGCGGCGCGGCGATGATCGGCTTTAGACTATTCTCAAGCGCACGCCGGTCACGCGCTTCACTCTGGCGCAGCTCGGCGATTTCCATCACTTCACACTCGAGCGCATAGCCCCATTGGGACGTGAGTTCTTCGTTGCGCACTAGGCTGCAGTTCTGTTTAGTGTCGCCGCCAATGGCCCAGAAAAACGGCGCCATCATCGTGTCCTTGCCGCTGCCCGGTAAACCGCCGACCAGGACGGCGTGATTGATTTTCACGCTCGGGTTTTGAATTTTGTAGGCAAGGACGTTCAGCAAATGCTCGCGCTCGTCCGAGTTCGGCACCATGCGCTCGACATGCTCGAGCCACGGAGACGCGTCGCCGGGCACCGGTACCGGCCGCGCGTCGCGCCAGCGGTTGCCAAATTGCAGGCCGTCGCGGTTGACTATCACGCCGTCGCCGGCCGCGTAGGTGATGCCGGTAAACACCGGCGCACCTTTCGCGTCTCGGTTTTCATCGAAGCAATTAGACGCCTCGATTTTGCTGCCGTTATGAATTGAGTAACAACTGATATGCCGGTATAGCGCATTGAACGCGCTGCGGCGCACTTCGCGTCGGTTAACTAAGTCGAAGTACGCCTCGTCCTCGATAACGTACGCGTACCGCTCATACCATCCTGCGCGCTCGGCCCGCGCAGCCTGGCGCCGGTCGACCTCTTCGACCACGTCGGACGCAACGTCCGGGAACTCGTCCGTCGGTTCTAGTTTAGCCAGCGCCATGTTCATCGTGCCGACGATCAGCTCTTCGCGCAGGCCGGGCTCGCGTTTCGGTCCACCGTTCGCAGCTACCCAGGCCAAGAAATCGGTCGAGCTGAGATCAATACAGTGCGAGTGCAGGCAACAATACGCCCTCGAGGACGGGTTATAGCGTCCTTCCGGGTTGCCGTCCGTGTGCTGGTCCTTATTCGGGCAGACGACGCCGGTCCAGCCCTCGCGGTTGGGTTTGGTCAGCACCAGACCATGCTCGCCCAGCCAGCCGAAGACGTCGTCGCCGCCATCGTCCGCCAGTTTAATTGGGGACACACCGATCGACTCGACTGGTACCGGCGTGACGTTCAATGCCGTGCAGATTTCGTCTAGCGTGTATTCGCGCTCAGGATGAAACTCGGTCAACTGCGCGGCAAAGCTATTGCGGCCGGGTTTCAGGTTAACCGAGCCCGGCAGGCGAAAGTTGCGCACCGGATTGCAGGCGCCGGGGTCGCTGTAGCCGGCCGCTGCGATCGCTTTGATGGCCGCGGCATAGTCGGCTTTGGTCGGCTGCTCCGAGAACGCGTAGCCCCACTGAAACGATCCGGGCGACGTCTCCATGATCCAAGTCGGCGCTAACGGCGGCGTCTCTGGCGCTTTGGCTGGGTCGCCCACGTCGTCCAACACCATCACCAAGACGTACTCGCAATTAGCGGCGCTGGCGCTGGGTTTGCCTTCAGTAAACCGATCGACGATGAACGACGCGGTGTTGCCGTACCACGCCTCGCCATCGCGGCGGCGGTGATCAGGATAGAACGCGGGCCAGACGGCTTTGACCGCCCCGTCGGCGTGCAGTTCGACCTGTCCGTCTTTGAGTTTCGGCTTTTGCCGAACGATTAATAGGGTTTCGCCTTCAGGCGCGAGTTTTGTGAGATACTCTAAGAACTCCAAGTGCTTCTCCCGTAGTAGTTAAAGCCGCCCTGCCAGGCGGCTTTTTTATTTTCCGTACCGGGTCATTGTTTTGACACCAGCGTTTAAAGGTAGTCCTGCCGCCCAGTCAGGCGGCGTGCACATCACACGCTTTAGGGTATTGGGTGCTTCAGGGTCTGCCGTCTCCAGAACGATCTCGTCATGCACATGCAGCACGACGTCATCTAATTGGCGTAAAGAATGCCGTAGCAAGTCGTGTGCGATTGCCTGAGTAATGTTCTCACAGGCCAACCCCTTCCACAAGCGCGCTCTCGGCCATTCTTTGGCATCCGCCGCTGGTTTCCATGCCGCTTTGATATAAGTGATCTCGTCACCCTCAAACTTAGCGAATGGGTAACAGAGGATCCGACCCGAGGGCAGCGCGTACCAAAGGTGCTGACCATCGTAGAGATACGTCACCCGCCCGGCTGAGAACTCGCGCCCTGGGTTGCGTAGCGCCCGCGTGTAGGCGTCCTCGAGCTTGGCCCAATAGCGCACCGCCCATGCGTTCGCACGGCGCCACGCGTCCACAATCCGCCGCGCGTCCGACTCGGGCATGTAGACCTTGTAGACGCGCCCCATCGCAGAGAAGGCGCCGATCGACCCACCGAAACCGAGCGAGAGAACGGCGACCTTGCCGATCTGGCGCCGATCGGACTGATCAGTCTGCTCGTATTCTTCGGCGATCTCTTCGTAGGGCACCCGGTAGATACCGGCGGCCTCACGGATGTAAATATCTTTGCCTGCACGGAAGGTGTCCAACACCTCTTCGGCCTGCGGATCGGCGGACGCCCACGCAGTCACGCGGGCTTCGACCGCCGACCAGTCGGCGACAACGAACTGCTTGCCGGGTGCCGGGATCAGTGCGGGCCGGAGCATTCCCTTGAGAACATCCGTAACGCGAACTCCAAATCTTGGGACGACGCTGTGGCCACGGACCATAGCGTGCCTAACGTCATCGGGCTCTGCTGCGCACTTCCGGGTGAAGTTGTGGACCTGCGCCCCATAGCTTGAAGCTCGTCCAGTAGCTGATCCGCCTGCGAAGACAAATGCACCTCGTACTCGATGATCGTCTTCGTCAGCCAGCTCGCCAAGGCGGCTGAACTTCGCAACCGACGACGCCCAGAGGTCATCCGCGCATTGAATGACGTCCGCAACATGGGCCGGAATTTCATCAGCATTCTCCTTGGCTAAGATGAGCAGGTTAGCGCGTACCGTCTTATCAATACTGTACTTCTTTTCGCCGTCCTTGTAGACCTCCATCAGTTTCAGCGCCTGCTCGCCGACGCGCTCCATCACCCACGCCTTCATGCGCGGGCTGCGTACTGAAGAGATATCACCCTTGGTTATATCTTGCACCAGGTTCTCGATCTCTTCCATCTCGGTCGCGGCGTACTTGATCGCAGCCTGGGCTAACGGCAGATCGAGCAACACGCCGCGGTCGTTGATGCGCTCGTTGACGTGGTAGTCGAGCAGCTCTTCGTCGGTGAGCTGGCGCATGGCCTTGCTGATCTCGCGCATGGAGCGGACATCCTGCTCGCAATACGCGATCATCTCGGCCATTAGTTCGGGCGAATCGTTAAACGATCCATCAGCGCGAGGGATGGAAAGTGCACGGATAAGTTGGCTACCTCGGTGGTCTTTGCGCATGTTGCTGCTGATGGCGCGTCCGACATCTTCAAGGCTGCCCGGTAGGCAGTTAGCACGCGCTTGAGCAGCGGTGCAGTAGAACTGCTCGAGTTGAAAGTCACACTGTAAGACGTACCAGAAGATAAGACGTTCGAATGCAGCGTTGTGGGCGCGTATTTGCCCTGTGTGATTCTTAACAGAATCCGGAAAAGGCTGGTCGGGAGTCCAGGTGACAACGGGATCGTCATCAAACGCGTAGGACATGCATAGCACATCCGTGGTGCCGTCTTGTGCATAGTTATAAACTCCACGCGAAAACAGGTCGCACTTCGACCGTGTTTCGAAATCAACCCAAAGAATTTTCATATTGTAGGGGTGGCCCCAGCCATTCCGGCACTGTCACACTGATCCGAC